AACTTCCTGCCCAATGATGTGGTGACAGCTACTGTCACCGCCAGCACCGCCATCGACCTGGTGGATTATGAAGGCGACATCGCCGTCATTCTTTGCGCCGAAGCAGGCGGCGCCAGCATCACCTACCTGGGCAAGCTGACCGAATCCGACACATCAGGCGGGACCTACACCGATGTGACCGGCGGCGCGTTCACCATCACTGCTGCCAACACCGCATCGGTTCAGAAAATCGCTGTCAACTCTGACAACACCAAGCGGTACATCAAGGCAGTGGTTACGGTTGCAGGCGGCACTGGTGCCGGCGCTGTGACGATCGTCGGCCTGGGCTCCAAGAAGTACAGCTGATGGCGATCACGGAAGATCTGGACATCTTCCTGGCAGACTTCGGCGTCAGCTGCACAGCTGGCGCCGTTACTGCTAATGGGATCCTGGACATGCCCAGCCAGATCCTTAGCGATGGCATGGTGCTCAGCACTGACTACACGCTGACTGCGCGGGCATCTAATTTCGGCAGCTTGATCCGCGGCAACGCGATCACGGTTGACAGCGTGGCGTACACCGTGCGCGAAACCTTGTTGATCGACGATGGCAAGTTTGTTCAGATCGCACTGCAAAAGACATGAGCGGCCCATTCAAGGTCAACACACGCAGCCAGTGGTCGGCAACCAATCCAGTGCTGCTGGCTGGTGAGCCTGGCCTTGAGAGCGACACTGAGAACCTGAAAATTGGCGACAACCGGACGGCCTGGTCTGGCCTGCCCTACTTCGGAAGCCCTGGCTACTGGGGGTCGTTTTGGGATGAGACGTCGCAGGTGGCGGCGCTGGCTAACACGGCCTATGCGATCAAGCTGCGGCAAGTTGACACAGCAAGCCGTGGCACCAAGATCATCTCAAATGAGCGGATCACCTTCGATCACCCCGGCATCTACAGCATCACGTTCTCGATTCAGTTCAGCAATACGGATAGCTCGATTCATGACATCAATGTCTGGCTCCGCAAGAACGGCACTAACGTGTCCGCTAGCGACAGCCGGTTCAGCATCATTGCTCGGCATGGCAGTGTTGATGGCAACGTGATCGGCACCGTGAACTTCGTGCTTGGCTTGACCACCAACGACTACCTCGAGCTGATGTGGGCGACCAGCAACGTCGCAGCCTACATCCATGCTGAAGCAGCCCAGACCAGTCCCTACGCTCACCCGAGCCTCCCTGGCATCATCTGCACTGTCGTTCAAGTCGCATCGGCTTAAGCCATGGCAACCAAACGCGAGACCATCCTGGCGGCGATCCGCACGGCGCTAATCGGCACCACAGGAGTCAGCACGCGGATCTACCGCAGCAGGGTCGAACCACTAGCCAGGGGCGAGCTGCCGGCGATCGTGGTTGAGCCTGTCAGCGACAACGCTGAGCAGAACACCAGCTTGCCAACCCTGGACTGGACCCTGACCGTTCGCATCTCGGTGATCGTTCGCGGCGACATCCCTGACCAAGTGGCTGATGCAACAGTTCAAAGCCTCCACGCCAAGGTGATGGCCGATCTCACCCTGAGCGGCAATGCCTACGATGTGCAGCCTGTCTCGGTGTCGTTTGATCTGGTCGAAGCAGATCAGCCCAGCGGTGTGATCAGCTGCGACTACGCTGTCAGGTATCGGACCAAAGTGGCCGATCTATCCCTCAGCCCGTAGCAGCTACGATGGTGGACGAACACAAAGGCCAGGGCGGCAGCTATCTGGTCGATCCTAAAACCGGCAAGCGAAAGCTCGTCGAGCGGACCCAGCCGGCCCCTCATCCAACCTTCGAGGTAGCCTCCAATGGCATCAGTTCTGACTCGCCGACGCCTGATCCTGGCGAAGATTGAAACCACCTACGGCACCGACTCATCGCCGACAGGCAGCAGCAACGCGATCCTGGTGCGCAACCTTGAGATCCAGCCGCTTGTTGCCGACACGGTGAACCGCGACCTGGTGCGCCCATACATGGGCCAGGCCGATCAACTGCTGGCCAACACCCGGGTCGAAGTCAGCTTTGAGGTTGAGCTGGCCGGCTCCGGCACCGCTGGTACGGCCCCGGCCTATGGCCCGGTGCTGCGCAGCTGCGGCCTCAGCGAGACCCTGGTCACCAGCACCAGCGCCACCTATGCGCCCGAGAGCAGCGGCTTCGAGAGCTGCACCATCCACTACCACGAAGATGGCATCCGGCACAAGCTGACGGGTTGCCGCGGCACCTTTGAGCTCACCGCCGAGGTGGGTGCGATCCCCTCGATCGCGTTCACGATGACCGGGATCTACAACGCCCCGACCGACGAGACTCTGCCGACCCCCACCTACGCCAATCAGGCAGCCCCGCTGCTGTTCAAGGAGGGCAACACCACCAGCTTCTCCGCCTTCTCCTACAGCGGTTGTCTGCAGTCCTACAACTTCTCGATGGCCAACGATGTCATCTATCGCGAGCTGGTCGGCTGCTCGAAGGAGATCCTGATCACCAACCGAGCACCCAGCGGCACCGTCGTGATCGAGGCGCCGACCATCACGGCGAAGGACTTCTTCGCGATCGCCAATGGCAGCAGCACTGGGAGCATCACCTTCCAGCACGGCACTACAGCCGGCAACAGGTGCACGGTGACGACTGCGCAGTCTGATCTGGGCAATCTGAGCTACAGCGACCAGGACGGCGTGCAGATGCTCAACTTGCCCTTCATTGCAGTTCCGACCAGTTCGGGCAATGATGAGCTGTCAATCGCTTACACCTGATCCGCGTGGCATTCGTTCTTAAGCAATCTGGCACCTACTCGTGGCCGGTCGCCTTTGATCTCCCGATCGATGGTGGCCGCCATGAGCGCCAGACCTTTGATGGTGAGTTCAAGCGCCTGCCACAAAGCACAATCGGTCCAATGGTTGCCGAGCTCCAGAAGCTCGAAGACCTTGGCGATTTGGATCAAATCACCAACATCGCTCGCGATGTGCTGGTGGGTTGGTCTGGCATCAACGATGACGAAGGCAAAGAGATCCCTTTCAGTCAGAAGGGATTGGACGAATTGCTTGAGGTGCCATTCTTGGCCATCGCTGTGCTAAAGGCATACATGGACAGCATCAAAGGAGCTAAGCGAAAAAACTGATAGAGGCCGCGCAGCATTGGGCGGGAGGGGGCGTCGTTGACGAAACCGCCGCCGATGCCGCGGCCATGGGCATCGCCCTGCCGGATCTGCCGGATGCACCGGCTGAAGACTTCGGCGTCTGGCCAGAAAACTGGCCAGCCATTGAGATGTTCCTGCGCGCCCAGACGCAATGGCGCACGACGATGAATGGGGTGATCGGCTTGGACTATGCAGCGGTCCAATGGCTGTTTAGACTGTATGGAGTGGAAGACCAGCGCACACTGCTGGAAGACCTACAGACCATGGAGGTCGCTGCCATGCAAGCCATCAACAAGCAGGGGGGCTGACCATGGCGATGAACATGGACGCCATGCTCCGCATCAAGGCGGACGTTCAGGGCGAGAACAACATTCGCCGGCTGGGCAACTCGCTGCAGGGCCTCCAGGGCCAGGCCAAGAACGCTGCGCTGGGCTTCAACAACCTCAAGGGTGCGGTGGGTGGCTTTGCCACGGCAATCGCCGGCAGCGCCATTGTGGCTGGCCTGGGAGCCATTGTGAAGAAGTCGATCGACGCAGGCGGTGAGCTTGACGACTTGCGGCAAAAGACTGGCGTGTCTGCAGCCGCACTGTTCGCCATTGGCAACGCTGCCAAGGTAGCTGACGTGGACTTAGGCACCCTAGGCAAGGGCTTGAACAAGTTCAACATCAACCTAGTGAAGGCGGCGGAGGGCAACGAAGACCTAGCGCGGAAGTTTCAGTCGCTTGGTGTCAACGTCAAGGATGCCAATGGCCAAATCGTGCCGACTGACAAGGCGCTGAAGCAGATCGCCGATCGTTTTGCTGACATGCCGGATGGTGCGAAGAAGGCAGAATTAGCAGTCGCGCTATTTGGCAAAGCCGGTGCTGACCTGATCCCGCTGCTGAATCAAGGCGCAGCCAGCCTGGAGCGGTTCAAATCCAAACTGACTCCAAAAGAGTTTGAGGAGTTTACAAAGCGATCAGATCAATTTGGCGAATCGCTAACCGAGCTGGGCGTCAGGACGAATGCCTTTGGCCTGGAGCTAACCGCCGAATTGCTGCCGGCTCTGCAGTCGATCCTGGAGGTATTTAGCGATTTGTTCGACACCGATCAAGATTGGACGGCGCTATTCAAGGTCATCGAAGGCGTGATCCGCGGCCTTGCCGTGGCGATTTACACCGTGGTAAAAGCGGTGGACATCTTGATCAAAAACATACTCGCAGCATTGCAGGCAGCAAAACAGGCATTTGCTGGCGACTTTGCCGGTGCATTTAATACCATTACCAAACGCGCAACTAGTGGATTTGCAGAAGCGCAGGGCGCTATCAAAGACCTCAACAAGTTGGCCTTTGGATCAGCGGCA